TTTCAAATAGCACCACCAAGAGTTATCAACCCCGCATCAAAACCCCCAGTCCTCTGCTTCCTCGAGGGTCAACCCAGCTTTCATTAGTTCCATCACCTGATCATCAAGGGTGGCAAACGTCGGTGCCAGCTCAGTGTATACAGATTCAGAAGTTATAGGCTCATCTCCAAGAGCATCCCAATCCATGACATCCATCCACCCTATGCCTCCTCCTCCCGATGTGCTGCGTGCGGCATACTTCTCCCGGTACGCTTCAAGTGGGTCGGGTGGTTCCGGGGGTTTTGTTTCCTCGATGTCTATTCCGAACATACTTGATGCTGAATTCATGAACATCCGGACTAAAAGATTCAAGGATTCCGTATCCATTTCGATCCGTTCAACAGAATTGGGCACTGGGAGGTCAGCTGGTCCAATATACCATATTGATTGATCATAATGGTCCTTCAAGATGTGTCTATCAACGATCCGGTCAACATCACTATCTGTCTTTATGGCTCCTCCCTTAGCTCTTGTTGACCTTCTTACTCTCCTCTTCATCACCACAAGCGGGCGTGTTGGGATCACACCTAGTATCTCAACAATTGCAGACATGAGAGGTTTCTGCCAACGACGGATCAATGCTGCTAATTTCATGGTGTCAGGAACTTCTCTGACATTGACAGACATTCTCAGGAGCACATACTTTCCAGGGTCATCCTCGAAACCAGCAATGTAGGCATTGTAGCACCAGGTTGCCATGATGGTCCAGGTCGTTTTCGAAGTCATCAGATAAGACAATAGCATTTCCATGGAGGTGAAACCCGCACTCAGTGCAATCCTCGTCAGTCTGATTACGTCGGTGTCAATTCCGTCATGCGGTGATTCCATCAATTCTTGAAAGTCTTGCAGTAATCCGGTATCCGACACTTTGTTCACCAGGACATCCAATATTTTCTGGGTCAGAGTCATTGGAAGTGCGTTGGGAATAGTGCTTGCGCGCAACATCTGAGTGACTTCATGTGTAAGGTGGCTCCGGCAAAAGAGTAATTTCTCTTCCTCAGTCATGGCATCGTATCCTGTCATGGGACCAAATGCGGGGTGCTGGAATAAGAACCTCTCTTGTTGCGTTATATGCCGTGAGTAAGTGCCTTTTGAGCCCAGGTCCTTGCTTGTGAACACCAGGTACGTGCTACGCCACGCGTCAACAAACGTGACCACATAGACATGTTTGAGGAAATTGCTTGTGTCTGAGAAAACCCTTAGGAACGAATCTACGACTTTCCACTTGGACCTGATCACAATAGTGTGAACCCCCATTGGTAGGCCGTGACTTGCATGCTGGTCTTCAGGAGGGTATAACTCTGCAGCATCTATCATCAGAACTGTGGCTGCGTACAATTCTTCCGGCCAAGTGGATTTGTCTAAGGCATTATACTTTGGATCGACCGTCACGAAAGGGTATACCCCTCGCCTCAGCCAGGCATCATCCGGGGTGATGGCTATGCACTCACAGCCCTCTGTTAAGAACCCATGCGCCATTGCCCCCGTACCAGCACACATGTCAATAACAGTGTCACTCATGTTATCCACTAACTCAGAGCACAAATGGGATGTCAGTGAAAATGCCATGTGCTGTTCGGGTATGTTTGTTCCCATCGTATCGAATGTCATTTGTAACCTATTAGTCTTGCGACACACTTCTTCAACCTCTGAGTATTTTATGGGTCCTGATGTGCTTGCGATCAGCGGGTTCATTTCCGGGGGCTTTGGGGGCGTCACCTCAACTGTTAGTGTCTTTCCACTTCCTTTTCTAACCGTACTTAGCACAGCATCCAGGCACCCTGACAATTTCTCACTTGATCGCAAGAAACTGATGATCTCCTGGAAGCCTTCTGTGCTTGTCCAGAAGGACTCAAACAATTCTGGATCTACTTCTGTTTTGTTCGTCGATTGAAGGTACTCATCAACTTGCCGTTTCCTGAACCACCTAACTTTCCTGATGGTGAGCAGCCAGTTGACTCTCAGGCAATTGCACGTGGGATGCTCTTGACACTTCGTGAACACAAGGCAGTGTTTGTATATCAGCGTTAACAGTACATTTCTTCGCTTCATGGTGATGATTGCTGGAATCTTGCAGTCCATGGGGTTATTTCCTGTCATCACTTTGCAAATGTCCGCTCTGAGCTCTGAGTGAGTGCTAGGTCTGTTTCTTGGGGTAGTCAGACGCTTCTTTGTCAACTCCTCAAATATTTTCAGTGGTGCAGATCCCAATTCATGCTTTCGAACAATGTATTCTATCAGTTCTAATGTAATGTCTTCCGGCTCAAGGTGCATTTCGCTTGCCACTACATCGACTACGTATGTAACAATCGTGCTGATCTCTGAAGTGTTTGGTGGTTGGATGGTGTGAGATGAAGAAATGGCACGGTACTGTTCATACCCTGGCACAGTTGCTTTCCAGGACATATACTCGACGATCTTGCTGCTAGTTTCAGCATCTAGACTAGGAGCCATTAGTTCTTGCTCCAGGGCCGTGTAACTAGGCATTTCATAGCATAAATCTAATTCACTCACATCAACACACAGGTAATCACAACCTTCCCTCATCTGCAACAGATCCAAGCCAAAATACGGGTCTTTCCTATCTTCGAGCAGCAGCCTGGCGCAGATGAGCATCGCACGGATCAGCCCAACATTCACATTGCTGTCTATCCCCATGGTTATGTGACGGAATGAGGGTTTCAGCACAACATCAACTGACCCATTCCTCACTGGATAACACCTCAGCATCACCCCAGCCTTGAATCCGTGGTTGTCTGTTCTGTGGAACAACTCTCCTCCAGTGGGAGCAGGTATCAAGTTCCTCAAATGGACCATACGAAACATCCCACCCATCATGCGGCTTAAGATATAGTCTGCAATGTAAGTCAGGTTAGAGTCCACTCTCCCTTGGTCTGATTCGATCCAAACAGTGTATCTGGCGCACTCCAGTATGTTTCGCATTATAATATTAGGGAACATTTGCTCTAATACCCCCAGTTTCTGATACTTTGGTTTGACCTCCTGCTGGCGGAATGATTTTCTGATGTCCATAGTAGTGGTGATGTATGGAACTCTCTGCACCGTACAATAAGCTGAGCCAGACACATGTTTCAAGAGAGCGAAAACACCTGGTTCATGCGGGTCAACAAAGCGGATCTCTGGGAAGCATTCTTGTCTATGATTGTTCAGCCATTTCCGCACGTGCACTTGCATTGTCTTGGGTTTCCTCATCAACAATTGATTCAAATTCGTTGCATGGAGGTGGCTGAGCGTGTCAACTAACCCTCGGTCAAACTCCAAAAGCCGCATGATCACTCCTGACGATTCCAATTTAGCGATCAGACCTTCAATGATGGAAACATCACTCACATCAAGGTACTTTTGGGCAATTCTATAAGAGAATGCACCCTTCATGTGTTCGATGATGAAGTTTATTACATCATTCCTGTCATCTGCTAACCCCATCATTGTGATAATCTCGGGATTTTTCACGTATTCTGGTAATTTGGCACGCAACCTGCTCAAAACCACATCGGAATGCGACCTCATGACTGTGGGCAGTGGATACCTGGATGAGAACAATTGTTGCTCCGTAATGCGCTCACTGGTTATCATACTCCACGCCTTTCTCAAGTACCATGAGTTAGTAGTTCTTGAGAGAACCTCCAGCACTTCAGCATGAGGATCAGAAAGACCGAGTACAACCGATGACACCCACAGTGGTGTGTGCAAGCCTCCAGTTTTTGACGGAAGGACTGACAATGTGAACAAGTCATCGGGCGTGAAAGATGCTAGCAACAGTGATCGCTTATAGCCATTGTAGTCATGTTCACCTGTCAGCATTGACAACGTCATTAGTTTGTCGGTGTCAGTGTTTTTGGCCATGACCTGTCGCACCCCTGTGTCTAGATCATAATGGAAGAACAATTGTATGTGGCCAACCTGCATTTCTTGCTGCCCTGATTCTTCAAGCATGTTACAGGGGTCAGAAGTGACCAACCTCTGGATGGTCCTCCAACAAGTCCTGACTGGTTCAGAATGGTTTTCATCACCGTAATGCCTTAACTGAGCATAAGCTCCCCCGATCAGTATGGACACTACATGTACCCATTTCACTGTAAGCAACGGTACTGGGTCTTCGGAGTCAGAGAGTGATGATAGGGATGCTGACGAGATGTTGTCTGCTGCAGAGAGGTCAGACATCAAAGAACTGTCTGTTACCTGACAAGCACTGACCATCTTTTTCAGATCAAGTGATGCCGGAAACCCGCTTGCATAAGTTTGACGCAGCAATGTGGACCTAGCTCTTGTCCACGCTGTTTGTTTTGCTTTTACTTGCTGGCCTCCCCGCCCGAATGCTTCCACTGACATTTTTTCCAGATAACTATAGCTAATGGCTTGACTGTCCTGTATGTCGATGACCACATCGTCGCCATATGATGCTGAGCTACCTTTCATTCCTCGATCGAACATCATCAACTCGGTGGTCATAGCAGAGTGAGCCCCCCAGGCATAACCGAACCACCCTTCTATTCCCCCAAGTTGTCCGACATGAGAATAGTGCATGTCGTGGAAGGGATGAGCGTAATGAAAGAACAACCTGTTGAAAAGGGTTGGAGCATGAGCAATCTCAGGGGTCCCAAGAACAGCTCCAATCAGTTCGAAAAACGGCGTGCTAATTTCTGGTGTGAAGCTCTGATTGTGGCCTGATATGTCAATGAGTCCTTTTACCCGCTTGTCTAAGAACAATGGGGAAGTAGATCGACCTATTAGTTCTAGCCTCACCCGACGTTGTTCATCACTCAAGGACATTATTGACCCAGGGCAGTACTTTAGGAACAATTTGCAGGCCTCGTTCAGTTGGCTAACTTCTTTCTTGAGGATGAATTGGCCAGTAACAAAGAACCTATCCTCCACCTTCATTTCCTTTTCTTTCGGATTTCCCTCTGCATAAAATCCCGTGTGTGACTCAATTAGTTCCCTTGTTCTCGGGCCAAAATCATGCCAGTCTACATGATACTCGAACTCATCAAGCTGTTGCTCCCCACCTCTGTCAGACAAGTCCTCCAGCAGATTCCTGAAGTCAACTGACTTATTGTCATTGCGTTCTGTTAAGAAGTGATGGATTTCATCCTCTTTGGATATTCCGGAGAAATTCACTTTCGGCAAGTGCATTCTTTTATCTCTAATAGAATCGGACATGGGTGTGTCGAACTCAAAGTTCTCTATTGCCCAGGGGAAAACCCCATTCCACAAAACTGGGTGCTTATACTTCTGCCAGAATTTAGTGTATCCCAATGTCGAAAATTCCGTCTCTAACATGTCACCCCTACTAGTGTGGTTCCCGTTCTTATCACGCAACGGTGGTAGTGCGCGCTTTTGGTGCTTTTTGCAATACTCTTCGGCAACAGTCATAGAGCTGAATGCAACCAGGCGCTGGATGTAGGTTCTGTCAGTGTCAAATTTCCTGGTGACACGATCTGCTTGCTTGGACAGCCCCTGCTCGACTGACG